GTCAGCCCGCCGCTGCATGACCGTCCAATGGCTGTAGCCAGGGGGCAGGTCGGGGAGGGGAGCGCCATTGCGGATCCTATCCCACTCCCCCTCGATGTAGGGGCGCAGGCGGTAGCGTCGGCGGGGGTGCTGCGCGAACCAGTCGTCGTCGTCCCGCTGGTGCGCGGGAAGCGCGTCGCTATTGAGGACGCTATGGGCGCGTGGTATCGTGCCATCGAGCATCGATGGTTTCCTTTGCGGTTCTGTCGGTGATCAAGTGCTTCTCAGTGGTTTCCGCGGCGTTCGGGATGGCACTCCCGGACGCCGCATCTATTTTGGCCCTACCACATCTCCCCCTCCTGGGCAGACCCGCAGACTCAGGAGCGTACCGCGCTCCGGTCATGCTGTCGCGCCTGTTGTTGAGCCACGAGGGGCGGGGTTCCACCCCTCGATTTCGCGGACCTCGGCCACCGACAAGATGCCGTTCTTCACGGCGATCTCGTGCGCCTTCCATCGCGCTTCGTAGTCACCGCGCATGAGGCCCGACAGGTCGATCTCCAACTCGTACCCTCTCCCTGGTCCGAACACAGACCGCGCGAACTCCGCTTCGATCTTGCGTGCCCAAGGTGAGAGGGTGAGCTGTGCAAACCACAGCGAAGCTTGGCTTGCGTTGGTGAAGGTGTTGAACTGATAAGCCTGGATGATCGGCGGCGGCACTTGGAACAGTCGGCACAGTTCCTCCGTGGTGAACCGTCGGGACTCCAACACCTCAGCATCCTCGGGCGAGATGCTGAGCGGCCGCCACTTCAAGCCATTATCCAGGATCATCACAGAGCGCGCGTTCGCCGTCCCGGTGTGGCGACCACGAAACTGCGCAGCGACCCGCGTCATCTGTGGTTCCGTCAGCGCCTTGTCGCTCTCCAAAGCACCGGAGGGCGTGGCCTGGTTTTCCCACATGGAACCTGACCAGTGTTGTAGCGCCATGGCATTGCCAAGCACGTCAGGCGCGCGCGACAGCCGCGACCGGCCGAGATAGCCGTCGTCTGATCGGTCGCGCAGGTGAAAGACCTCACTAGCAAGATACCGCCTGGGCGGTCCTCCACCGAGCAGCGGGAATGTCGCGGTGAACTCCGTGATGTCGAATGCCAGCGCGCCGGATGCCAGCAAGATCGGCGTCACGTTGCCCCAAGGGATTGGGCGCAACCCCGTCACGCGGCCAGCGCCGTCCGTCTCGATGACACTGACAGCGTTGCCGTGCAGCAGGACACTGCCCAGGGTGGTTTCGATCCAGTCGGGCCAGGTCTGCTGTGCATTGGGGCGCCTCAGCAGCCGCGACACGGGGTGGTCGGGCGCTTCCTGTCGCGTGCTGCCCTCGCGGCGATAGACATAGGGCGGCAGGCTGGCGAGGCCGCTGCTGATGGCGCCGACGCAAGCCGAGACCGTCGAGAGGTTCTCTGCTGCGTAGGCTGACACTACCTGGCCGGAGGACGACGCGCCCCATGCCTGCCCGACCATGCGCCAACTGATCCCGGCATCGCGGCGCTCAATGACCCGATCCAGCCAGTTAGCGAGGCGTCTGAGCACTAGACCGTCTCCATCCAGCGTTGCCTAGCGCGGGCCAGGGCGGACGGCCCTGCGGGCTTCTGAGAGCGGGCGGCGACCGTCGTCGCGTCATAGGCCGGGAACGCCTGCACGACGCTGATCTCGATCAGATCCACCGACCGCAGTTCGCGCGTCTCTTGCGTCGGCCACGCCTCATCCTTGGCGACAAAGCCGAATGACATGCCCCCGAGGTCGCGCCTTTCGGCCAAGGCCAGCATGTCGCGCCCCAACTGCGTGTCGGGGAGGTCCAGCGCGAAAGCCAGCCCGCGCGTGTCCTCAGACAGCCGCAGGGTGCCACTGCCGGATCGCGCCAGTAGTCGCGTCAGGTCGTGGTCAACCAGGGCCAGAACATCACGATGGGATGCCAGAGAGCGCGTGAACGCCCCCGGGCGGACGACCTCCGTGAAGCGGCCGATCTGCCCAGGGTGGTTAAAGATGGCGGCGTACCCCTCCAGCCGCCGCCCCTGCGTGTGCAGTTGAGCGACGGTGCGACACTCCAGCCGCTGCGTCGTGCCATCGGGGAGCGTGACCAGCGGGTGCATGGCTCAGACAGCCAGCGCGCTGATCGGCATGTTCATGGTCCGGACGAAGCTCTCCGGATAGCGCACGCTGACATCGCAATCGAGCATGGCGCGGATTTCAACGCCACCACGCTTGAATGCATCGCCGTAGGGGTTGGCCGTCAGGTCCATGACGCCCCACATGCCGATGAACAGGTCCGACCAGTTGCCGAAGATGCCGTTGGCCTTGGTGTCGCCATTCGTCGTCGGGAGGCTGGTGGTCGTCGCCACGGGGTAGCCTTCCAGGCCAGCCACCGCGACATTCGGATAGACGCGGTTGGAGTTGGCATCACGCAGTGCCGTGAGGAAGGCCGGAACGCGGGGGTTCATCGCCCAGCCGAGGGTGTTGCTGATGACGTTGAGCGAAGGAGGCGTAGCGATCACCGCTGCGATGTCCGTCGCCAGGTTGGCCGCTGTCGCGGTCGAGTTGAACGCCAGCGATCGGACGTTGGGGGTGTTGAGGATACCGCGTGGCTCTGCACCGGTGCCCGATCCCGCCATGGCCGCAGCGTCAACCGCGATCCCGATTTGCTCCGTGAGGTCGCGCCGCAGCAGGTTCTCGACGCTGATGGAAGTGGACAACAAGAGCTTGCGCGAGAATTCGACCAGTGCGCCGACAGTGCGCGGCGCCATGGTGATGCTGCCAAACCTGGGGCCAGTCTGCGATGTAAGGCTGACGCCTTCGGCGACCCATGCCGTGGTCGAGGGAGTGGTGATGCGCGGGATTTCCAGCGCGCCTACGAGGTCGGTGAGGAAGGTCGCGCCAAGCTTTCCGCAGACAGTGCGGGCGCGCAGAGGTTCGATCACGTCAGCGGTCTGTGTGACAGTCAGGGCGCCTCCCTGTGTCATCGCGTTGGCTTGCAGGGCGCGACGCTCGACCAGCGCTTCCATGGGGACGAACAGCCCGCGTGGATCGCGGCCCGACCGGCGGGCAAGTTCCTGCGACACTTCACGTTCGCGGCCAAAGTCCACACCGGGGATACCGGCAAGGCCAGCCAGCGCAGCAGCCAAGCGGAACTCACCTACCATCTGGCTGAACTGCCCAGGGTGGTTGGTGAGAGGGGTTCCCTGCATCCGGCGCTCAGCTTCCTCGAGGACGGACTGACGCTCGACGCGACGCTCAAGCCCGGCCATCTCCGACTTCAGCGCGTCAAAGCGCGTGCTCTGCTCGGCCGAGAGGTCGCCGTTTTCTCCGCTCGGTTTGTCGAGGATCGTGCGCATCTCGGCGGCGATGGCCGCACGGCGCTCAAGGAGTTCACGCAGGGTCATGAGGACGCTCCGTCGGCGGAGGGGGAATAGGTGCGGGCTGGCGCTGTCTGATCGCGCATGCCTTCGCCCGGACTGGCCCGAACGGACGAAACCCCCACCGGCAGACAGCGCCATCCGTGAAGGATCGGCAGCCGGCCCGCGCGGCCGTGCACAACCCGGCGGGGGGACTGGTCAATGGACGGCAGCCGTCGTCGGCTGCGCTGCGGCGGGTGGTGCGGAGGACTGATCCTGCGTGCTGATGTCGCAGGCCACTTCATGCAGCAGCTTGCCCGGCCAGACGACGATGTGCTGTGCGCCATCAACGGCAAGCTGCGCGCGGATAGGATCGCGCACGAAGCGCGACATCATCCCGTCTTTCCAGAGGATGCGCGCGTCCTCGTAGAAGGTGGACACTTCCACCGACGCCACTGTCTCAGCGATGGCGGGGTCTGACAGCACGCGCCGGAGCGCATGGCCGAACAGCGACTGACCAGTGATAGGGCATTCACCGGGTAGCCGGTACAACAGCCATCCAGCCTGCGTGGTCTTGCCCTTGGTGAGACCCTGCCAAGCCGTCGCCAGCATCAGGAAGGCGACGGTGAACGGCGTTGCCGGGTACCCACCCCCTGGCCCAGCACGCACGCGCTGAAAGCCACCTTCGCGGAGGTCACTGTCATTCGCGAAGTAGAGCATGATCTCGTACACAGGCAGTTCCGGTAAGCAGAACAGCCGCAGCGAGTAGCGCGTGAGGAAGTGCGGGCGCATCTTCATCGAGACTACCTATCCAATCGGGCAGTCTCGATTTTAATACTTTATCACTACGCAGAATACGCTACGCAGTGCATCTAAGTGCAGTTTTTTACCCGTTAAATCCTATTCCGCGGCAATCACCATACCGGTGAAACGGAAATCGGGTGCGTCGGGCTGTTTGGCCGCCTGTCCGATCGCCATGACCAGCGCCGTCAGGGGGTCGATCCGGCCCCTGCTCCGGGCTTTGTCCAGCTTCCGGTTACCTGCCGGATCGGCGACGACCGCCACATTGGACACGGCCCAGCGCAGCAGTGGGTTGCCGCCGTGCTGAAGCTTGCCGCTCAGCACGGCGCGCTCGAACTCATCGACAGCGGGTGCCATGTCTTTAAAGCCCTGGCCGTGCTCGACCAGTGGGAGGCTGATGCCCTCGTTGTCGAGGATGATGCGCAACTCTTCAATGCGGTACCTGTCATACGCCACTGCTTCCACGCTGTAGCTCTGCGTGAGCTCGGCCAGCTTGGCGGCGACGAATGCCTTATCGATGGCCCGCCCAGGGGTGGTGATGATGTGTCCTGCTTGCAGCCATTGCCGATAGGGAGCGCGGTCGCCATCCGCGCGGCGCTCAAGCTGTTCATCGGGAAGGAAGCCCCACACCAGCGCATGGCCGCTGCCGGGGAAGTAGAGCGCGATAGCGGTGAGGTCGTTTGTGCTCGACAGGTCCAGACCAGCGATGCAGCGCGCACCACGCAGTGACGCGACATCGAAGGGAGCGCCGAGTGCATCCCAATCAGACGGGGCGATCAGGCGCGTGTCGGCTTCAATGGGCTGGTTCAGATAGAAGTTGCGGAACGCTGTCTCTTGGCTCGGTATGCGCTGCGCCGTCTGCGCAGTGTCGCGCATCTCGTCGAGCGATCGGAAATCGCCCAGGGCGGGGTTGGCAAGCCGCCACGTGTCCTCCGACCACGGATCGCTGCCCTCAGGCGCTGAGAAGATGTGCGCGCTGAAGCGCGGGTCATCGATGACACCATCCCGCACTTGCCTGCCGTAGTGGACAAGCTCCGACATGACATGCAGCGGATCGGCGCTTTGCGTCGAGATGGTGATGCCCAGGGGTTCAAGGCGTGCAGACGTACCAGTGGAGAGGGCATCATACAGGTTGCGGTTGGGCCACTGCGCGAGTTCGTCGCAGACATAGAAGCTTGGGCTTAGGCCATGCGCCTTGCGTGCATCGGATGACAGCGCCTTGTAGACACTACCCGTCTCGACGTCCTCTAGCTCCTTTGGCGTGTCGCGGATAATGACTCGCGAGCGCAGTTCTTCATCATCGAGGATGAACGCTTTCATCTCTTGGAAGATGATGCCCGCTTGGTTGCGGTCCGCCGCAGCGGAATAGACCTGCCCGCGTGCTTCCGCTTCCGGGCCGCACAGGTGGCACAGCGCCAGGGCGGCGGCCAACTGCGTCTTGCCGTTCTTCCGACCCATGGTGATGAGGGCGCGTCTGACGATGCGCCGGTCATCTGCGTCGGTGCGATAGACATCGTTGATGATGTCGCGCTGCCAGTCGCGCAGGATGAACCGGCGTCCTGCGTGCATGCCACTGGTGATGTGCAGCGTCTCGATCCACTCGATGACCCGACCAGCGCGGGTTGGCGCCGTCAGGTCGCGGGTGGGCACATCGAAGTCAGCGATGCGGCGCGGTTTGACGGGTCGTGCATTGCGTCCGCGCTGGCCCATGGTGGCCCTCCGATCGCGGGGCCGTTACCGGCTTAACCGCTTCTGTCTTTCCATGCGAGTTGGATGCACTTGTTGGAGACATTCAACGGGAGCGCCGTGGCGGGCCCGCAGAGCCCGGTTTCCGGGCCGTAGACGCCTTTTCGGCCTGAGCGCGCTCGATTGCCAGGCTCAGGGCGGTAGGACGCCTGGACGGGCTTCCAGGGGCAGTCTGGGGCCGGCTGTCGCGGTTCCACCAATGGCCGGGGTCGTTCGGCTGGCCAGTCGCGTCGCAACCGACGGCGCGGGGGGTGGCGTTGCCCAGGGCGGTGCGCCGGTTGTGGCAGCTGGTGCAGTAAGCCCGCAGCCGCGAGGTCGTGTCGCTGCCGCCGGCTGACAGCGGCGGGTCATGGTCAACGGCAACGCTGGCGCGATGGCAGCCGGGGGTTTCGCACTTGGGCTGCGCGGCCAGGATGCCGTCACGGATCTTGCGCCAGGTGGTGCGGCTGTAGTGGTGGACCATCAGCGCTTCGCCTCCGTTCCCTTGTAGTCGATCAGCCGCAAGTAGTGACCGTATTCAGCGAAGGGACCGTCCGGCACGTGGCAACGCACGGCGCGATACGCGAGCTTGCCTAGCACCACGCCCAAAGCGCTGTACCCATGCTTTGCCCGGCAGTGAGGGCAGATGAACCGAACCATGCTGGGGTCGTCGGGTACCCGGATTACGTTTACGATTGGGACGCCATCGCCAGCGCGCTCGATTGACAGCGGCGGCGCCTTCTTTCTGCGGCGCATGTCGTCGTCTCCTTCAGAGAGTGGGCTGAAAGAACGGGCTGCCAAGTTCCTTCACCGGCTTGCGGTAGGAGCCCGACCCATCACGGAACCCGATGGCTGTCACTTCCAGATCGCAGAGCAGCGCTTGCACGTCGCGCCCTGCCCGCACCATGCGCGTGTTGACGTACTTGGCGCCGAGCAGCAGATCGCAACACGGACGGTTGAGGGTGCCACGCGCGAACGCCTCACCCGCTTGGAACTCGGGATCGCTAATCTGCACCTGACGCATTGCGCGTTCACGCTTGGTCGGACGCCACGCAACATGAACATCGACATGCCTCGGATCATGCCGATTGGGGCGAGCGAAGCCGATGGCCGGTTCATCGCGGATGAAGAAGTCGAAGTGCGTCCCATCCGAAAACCGCCCGATCACCTTCGGCAACCCGTCATTGGGGTCGAGGGTGAACACGCGCTGCATCAGCGCCTCGTTGATCGCTGACACGACCAGATTGCGCCACGTGCGGGTGCGGCGGCTGCGGTAGATCGTCAATGCGGGCATTCGAACCTCCCATTGTGAATATAGTCCTAAAGGCGGGTACGCGAATGGGGGGCAGCGCACGCGCACCATTCCGGCTGATGCGGGTGTGGCTTTTATGCACTGCCCGTCGTTGCTGACCCGGTTTGTCGCAGATGTCGCTCGCGTATGCGCGCGCGAGGGGCGGATGGGTCCAATATAGAACATATAGAGAACATCCCGTTATCGTCAGGCTACGCGCGCGCGCACGCGAGCGACACTTGCGACAAATGGCCCCACCCACTGGTCAGACCCCCCGTTTCGATGCGTCCAGCGCTGCTAGCGCGGCCTGATGTCGCCGCTCCCGCTCCGCGCGCTCGTCATCTGCGCGTTGGGCGAACCGCGCATGGACCTTGGGGTTGATGTCCCATGCGTTGGGCTCCTTCCCTGGCCGCACGGGCACGGCTCTCAGCCAGCCCATCGAGTCCTCCAGCCACGTCAGGATTTCCAACAGCGCGCGCCGTTCGGTTGGTGCGCGCAGAGGGGCCGGTCCCCCGCGTTGCACATCGCGCAGTGTGAGGCGTTCCCCGCCCTTCGCCAGGATGAACGCGCCCATCTGCTGCGACATGCTCTCCTGGTTAGAGCGGAACATGATCGCATTCGCCTGCGCCAGATGCGGTAGCAGGATGTCGCGCATGTAGGACGCCACCCGGCGGCAGGTTTCGGGTGACACCACCATGGGCGGCGACAACTCCGCGCTCGCAGCGTACTCGATCATGTGGAAGGTTAGGAGCAACCGGCCGAAGAGCCCAGGCCATTTACCCAATGCGGTCATGATCAGAGGCGGCGTGTCGGGCATCAGCTGGAAGCCCTCTACAAGCTTGTCGAGGTTCTCCCGGTACCGCTGTCCGTCTTCGTGCAGCTTCACCGCTTGGCCCATATCGCCGAAGGCTTCGGGCGGTGGCGTATCCGCCAGCTTCTTGAACAGCGCGTTGTATTGTAGCAACGCGGTTCGGTTTGGCGCGCGATCCTCTCCGCTGGTTGCGCGTCGGGCTGCACAGTAGATGAACCGCTGCCAGAGCCCATCGTCCTGTGACTTCTGCGCGGCGTCGCGGATCATCGAAGGCTGGATGCCGCCCAGGAGGTTGGCTGAGAAGTGCCCGATGGTGAAGCTACCCCGCCCGACACGATCCACGTAGTGCGGTGCGCCGTCATAGAGTTCCAGCCACGCCGCGCGGTCGCTCCCTCCCTTACCCGCGCTGTACTTGTCCATGTCACCTAGCCAGCCGGACAGTTCATCCCGAACAACCGTCACCTTCATCGCGGGGACGCGCTGGCGTGATTGAATGTCGTCGCGGAAAGTCTCTTCCAGCGCCTCGACTGTGGTGCTGCCGATCAGATAGCGATCACGGCGTGGTGGGGTGGGCATCCTCTCCGGGTCGGCGTTGCTGTCCTTCTTCCAGCGCGCAAGATCGCGTTCATACGCCAGCATGTCCTCGCGGTTTCGGTCGGCTGACGCAAGTTCTAAGCCCACAAGCGGCGCAGTGGCGTCCTTGATCGCCGGTGATTTTTTGACGGACGGATCGCCAATGATCGTCCCCCACAACCGCGCAGAAACCGTCCACGAATAGTCGTAGCGCTTGGGCTGTAGCACCCACTTGTCATGGATCGCGCCCGAGAGCGACACCAGCGCGCAGAGCGCCACCATGGTTGGGTCAGCACCAACCCGCTCCGATATGTCGGTGATGAAGGGCCACAGCACATCGGGAACGTGGTCCGGTGCAAGCTCTATGATACGCGGTGTGCGATCGCCGAGGAAGTCAACCGGCTCGGGCCACTCCTCCTCCTCCCCGTTCTTGCCGCGTGGTTTGCGGCTCTCCGGGTTGGCGTCGTCCTTGTCATAGGCAAAGTCAACGGCACGACCGGACTCTGCAACCCGCTCGTCCCATCGCTTGTCCCGCTTCTCGCCCGGCACTTCATGCAGCAGCGCATCCACCCGCGCTTTCGCCTCGTCGCGGGGGATGCCTCGCAGTGACCACACACTCCCGAGGTACACGCAAGCGTCGTGAACGCCATGATCCATCCGACGGATGATGTTGCACGCAGCTTCTTCGCTGTTCGGCGTTTCGCCTTTGCCATCGGGATTGGTCCTCTTCCCGATCCTGCACTCTTCCAGTTCGGCGCAGAGGTCGATGGGACGCCCCGCGATGAACTCAACCTGGTGGTGCTCGGAGAAGTTGACGCTGCCGTAGTAGAACGCTTGCGATTGGACAAAGCTCTCTCTGCCGAAGATGCCACCGAATAGACCATGGACACGCTCGACAAGAGGTTCTCGCTCGCTAGGCGGCAGCGGGCGAGAGGTTGGGCACAGCACACGCCATCGCGGTTTGTCGGGTGTGTGGGATGGTGTGGTGTAGGCGATGCAGCCGACGTTGGCGCGGGAGAGGATTTCCACCGCGTCGTCAAACGCCATCACCTCTGCGTCGTAGTCGAGTTCAACACCATGGATTTCCACCATGTTGCTGTTCCATCGACGCATCTTCCCCTTGGGCGAAAGCTTGTCACCAAAACGCGCCAGCTTGCCGAGAGGAAGCGCCTCCTTCTTCCGCGCTGACTTGTTGCGTATTTCCCTGACAAGGGCTTCCATCGTCACGGTGCGCTCAAGCGCACCGGTATCCTCCACGCTAGTGAAGAACGTCATCGGGACGGCGTAAGCGGGCGTAATCTCGTCGGACCACTTTTCTGCCGGCTTGCTCATGCCTGCCCTCCCACGCCGGCGCTACCAAACCAGACTGCCCCGTCGAGTGTCGCCCCTTGCGCGAGCGCTTCGCTTCGCTGGCGCCCCAACTCCACGGCCACGCGCCAAACCCGCAGGGCGGCATCGTCGCCTACCCCTGGTCGGTGGTCGTCCCTGATGACGACGGCGATCCTCATCCGCGTGCCGTCAGCCCGCCGCTGCATGACCGTCCAATGGCTGTAGCCAGGGGGCAGGTCGGGGAGGGGAGCGCCATTGCGGATCCTATCCCACTCCCCCTCGATGTAGGGGCGCAGGCGGTAGCGTCGG